TTTACAGCCAAACCAGTCCAAGATTAACCCGATGGCAGCCAAACGATCCCAAGCGCTACGAGGGGCAACTGAACCAAGGCTTCACAGCCCTTATCTCAAAGGCAAATCCAAGGTCGATGATGTAATCGAATTAGCCAACCTTATCGAGCTGCCATTATTGCCTTGGCAGGAGTTCGTACTGCGAGATATGTTGCGCGTGGACACTAAAGGCAACTGGGTGCGCAAAACCAACCTAATCTTGGTCGCTAGGCAGAACGGTAAGACGCATTTAACGCGTATGCTCATTCTGGCTCACCTGATCAAGTGGGATAGCCGCAATATCATCATTGCATCATCTAATCGATCGATGGCACTTGATACCTTTAGGCAAGTAGCCTCAGTCTTTGAGAGCAATGTAAATCTAATGACTTTGGTCAAGCAGATCCGCTACGCAAACGGAACTGAGTCAATCGAGATGAAAGATGGCCGCAGACTCGATGTAGTAGCTGCAACTAGAGATGGCGCTCGCGGTAGATCGGCCGATGCGCTATTCCTAGATGAAATCCGCGAATGGTCAGAGGATGGATACCGAGCAGCAATGCCGGTAACTCGCGCTCGGGCTAATGCGCACACATTCTTAACTTCTAATGCTGGCGATGCGTTTAGCGCAGTACTTAACCAGCTGCGAGAACGAGCGTTAGATAATCCGCCGAAGTCTTTTGGTTATTACGAGTACAGCGCTCCCCAATACTGCAAGATTGATGATCCTAAAGCCTGGGCACTCGCTAACCCTGCACTTGGCTATTTAGTAACAAAAGAAACATTAGAGGAGTCAGTAGCAACTTCTCCTATAGAAAATACAAGGACAGAGCTGCTTTGCCAATGGATCGACTCCCTTAGCAGCCCTTGGCCGCATGGAATACTTGAGGAAACTAGCGATAGCGAATTACAGATACCACCTGGCGGCTATACAGTCTTTGGCTTTGACGTATCGCCTTCTCGTCGCAATGCTTCGCTAGTTGCCGGACAATTACTCCCCGATGGGCGAATAGGAGTAGGCATCTTGCAGACTTGGGAAAGCGCAGTCTCAGTCGATGATCTTAGAATTGCAGCTGACATTAAAGGTTGGGCTGATCAGTACAGGCCGCGACAAATCTGCTTTGACAAGTATGCAACGGCCTCTATCGCCGAAAGATTGACTAATGCTGGTTGCATTACTCAGGATGTATCTGGCCAGCAGTTCTATCAGGCTTGCGGAGATTTACTCAATGGCCTGATTAGCCACAAAGTAGTACACAATGGCCAGGCTAACTTAATCCAGCAAATGAATAACTGCGCAGCTAAAGTAAACGATGCGGCTTGGCGAATAGTCAAGCGAAAGTCTGCTGGAGATATCTCTGCGCCTATAAGTTTGGCAATGGTTGTATCAATGTTAATGAAACCACAACAGATAGCGGCTATCTACGCAGAATAACCTACATCTAGTGTATAATTACGGCCTATGGGTATATTCTCGCGTAAGCCACAAGTTATACAAGCGCAAGAAGCGCCACAGATTATGGCCGACAGTTTTTACGGCTATAACAATTATTTTCCTGCGTTAGTATCTCGCCAGCAAGCACTTAGCGTTCCAGCCATCAAACGCTGCCGCGATCTAATTGCAGGAACTCTTGCTTCAGTTCCTTTAGAGTATTACAAGAAGTCAACCGGCGAAAAGATCGCTGCGCCTCGATGGGTTGAGCAACCTTCCAAGCATCAGCCATTATTTGAAACTCTTTATTTCACACTTGACTCGTTGCTTATGTACGGCCAAGCCTTTTGGCAGATTACAGAAGTTTATGCCGAGGATGGCCGCATGGCTCGCGCTAACTGGGTTGCTAACACAAAGGTTGGTTTTATTACTGACCCAGCAACTAATTTCGTTACCCAATACAACATTGATGGCAAGCCAGTACCAATGACTGGCCTCGGATCACTTATTACATTCCAAAAGGATGAAGGCATCTTAGGAATAGGCGCTAGAACTATTCAGTCCGCGCTCGATGTCCAACGCGCTGCCGCTATAGCTGCTGCAACTCCAATGAATAGCGGCATAATCAAGAACTCTGGCGCTGATCTGCCACCATCCGAAATTACAGCGCTACTAGCTGCTTGGAAGCGCAGTCGCACTAATAACGCTACTGCTTACCTAACTTCTACTCTAAATTATGAGCCTACTTCATTTTCGCCTAAAGATATGATGTACAACGAGGCGATCCAAAACCTAGCAACAGAATGCGCAAGACTTTGCTCTGTTGATCCTTACTATGTGTCAGCTTCACAAAACACCACAATGACTTATGCCAATGTCCAGGATGAGCGCAAGCAGATGGTGGCTTTAACTTTGCAGCCTTACGCATCTGCTATTGAGGCAAGACTAAGTATGGATGATATCTCTACTGCCGGTCATTATGTGAAGTTTGATCTTGACAGTACATTCTTAAGAACAGAACCAATGGAAAGACTGCTAGTTTTAGAAAAGATGCTGGCACTCGGACTAATTACAACTGAACAGGCAATGGAAATGGAAAGTTTATCTCCTAACGGGAATGGCGAATAATGGAAACTTTATACATTGAAGCATCATCGATCGAGTGCAATGAGGATCGCCGAGAAATCTCTGGCAAGATCGTTCCACTTGGTACAGGCGAAGTCGGTAACACTAATCTCGGCGCTTACACCTTTGAGGCTGGGTCTATTGAAATTGGCGATGTAAGTAAGATTAAGCTGTTATCGCAGCACGATATGAAGAAGCCTATTGGTCGAATGACTGCTGCTGAGACACGCGCAGACGGCATCTATGCAACCTTTAAGTTAAGTCGCTCGACTAGCGGTAACGATGCCCTAGTCATGGCTCAGGAAGGGCTCGTTACGGGACTCTCAATCGGGGCAGAAATTATTTCAGCAAAGCCTTCACGCGATGGGCACACAGTCGTATCAGCGGCTAAATTAAAAGAAGTTTCTCTAGTAACAGAGCCAGCCTTTAAGTCTGCTCAAATACTTGAGATCGCAGCAGAGGAAATTATCCCTGCTGAACAAACCAAAACAGAAAGCGAGACAGTCGTGGAAGAAACCACTCCAGTCGAAGCAACACCGGTAGAAGCTGCGGCTGTAGAAGCTGCTCGCCCTACTATTACAGCAATGGCTTACTCAAAGCCACGCTTTGATTTCTCTGCTCCAAAGCAGTTAGAAATGACTATCAAGGCATCACTTGGATCAGATGAGGCTCGTGAATATGTTCGCGCAGCTGCAGATACAACAGACAATGCTGGTCTTATCCCAACACGTCAACTAACAACCGTCATCAATGGACTTGCAAACAACACTCGTTCAGCGATCGATGCTATCTCAACAGGCGTATTGCCTGATGCAGGAATGTCTTTTGAAATTCCAAAGATCACAACACTTCCAACAGTTGCAGAGACAGCAGAAGCCGGTACACCATCTAACACAGATCAGGCTTCATCATTTGTAACAGTAACAGTCAAGAAGTATGCTGGACAACAGCAATTCTCTGTTGAACTATTTGATCGTTCATCACCACTATTCATTACTGAATTGATGAACAACATGGCCGCACAATACGCAGCCGCAACAGACAAGGCTGTTTACACAGCACTTGCTACAGGCGCAACTGCAGATGCAACAACACTAACAACTTATCCAACAGCTTCAGAGTTGCTTGGATTTGTCTCTCGTGGCGCTGCATCTGTTTACACAAATACACAAGGTTTTGCTCGCAACATTTTGTGTAATACAAGCCAATGGGCAAACTTAATGACACTTAACGATTCAGGCCGCCCAATTTACATGGCTGCACAACCACAGAACGCTGGCGGAGTTGTACGTCCAGATTCTATCCGCGGCAACGTGGCTGGTCTCGATCTTTATGTTTCTGCAAACGTCGCATCAGCGCAAGACACAGACAAAGATGATTCAATGATGATCATCAACCCAACTGCTTACACATGGTACGAATCACCAACTTACCAGCTTCGCGCTGATGTAATTGCTTCAGGTGAAATCCTCGTTGCTATGTACGGCTACGGCGCTATTGCAACTAAAATTGGTGCAGGTGCGTTCGGTATCAACAAGACCTGATAGAAACCCATTAAGTCGCTGGCTGGGTAGTGCCCTTCTACCCAGCCAGTCTTTAGGAAGGATCACATGAGCGTAACGACAGTCGCAACTCTTAGAACTGCCCTTGGCGTAGGCACACTCTATACAGATGCGGTTCTACAGTCAGTCTGCGATGCAGCAGACGATGTTATGTTGCCCTTCCTATTTACTAACGAGACTTACAATGTTGCACATAGCAACACAACAACAGAGGGAACTCTTTATTTTAATCAACGGGTAAATGATATATTTTATGTTGGCGAAAGCGTGGTCATAACAAAAAATGGCACACCTTTTAATGGCACAAAGACCATCACAGCAGTAGATGTACAATCGATCACTTTTGCAGTAACAGGCACTCCAACCGAGCAAGGTTATCATCCAGTAGTTCCGCTAGGGGTAGTTTCCGGCACAACTCAAGCAGATTACACAACCATCGATGCCGTCAAGCAAGCATCTCTGCAAATCTGTGAAGCTATCTGGCAAGCGCGCCAAGCGCCAAGCGGTCAGGGTATGACAGTTGATGGGTTTGCTCCTAGTCCATTCACAATGTCTAACACTTTGCTGGCTCGCGTTCGCGGCCTTCTCGCGCCTTACCTATCGCCTTATGCGCAGATCGGTTAGCGATGACAGCAGCGATCTCAACACTTCGCGCCACTATTGCAGCAGCTCTAGTCGATAACACACTCTGGTCAGTTTTTAGTTTTCCGCCCAGCACACCGATCGCAAACAGCCTGGTTTTATCACCGGCAGACCCTTATGTAACTCCTAATAACAATAGTTACAACACGATCGCGCCCCTGGCTAATTTTAATTTAAATATATTCGTGCCCTTGCTTGATAACCAAGGCAACCTAAATGGAATTGAGGAGATGCTAGTAGCTGTGTTTAACAAACTGGCAGCATCCTCTATCGTCTATAATGTGGGAGATGTGAGCGCGCCTAGTGTTCTTTCTGCCGCAACAGGCGATTTACTTACCTGCTCAATGCAGGTATCAGTCCTAACGAGTTGGAGTTAAAACCATGAATGAATGGGAAAAAGAACAAGAAGCGTTCCTGATCAAGATTGGTCAGACCGCTCCAGCAGCACCAAAACCATCTACTAAGAAAGACGAGGAATAACCTAAATGGCAGTATTTCTAAGCAACAATGTAGGCGTGAAGGTTAACTCAGTTGATCTTAGCGACCATGTTACATCAGTAACACTAAACCGATCATTCGATGAACTCGAAGTAACAGCGATGGGTGACTCAGGCCATAAGTTCGTTAAAGGCTTGGAAGCATCATCTATCACTATCGACTTCCTAAACGACACAGCTTCAGCGAACGTTCTAGCAACCTTGCAAGCTGCTTGGGGTACAAATGTCCCTATCGTTCTATTGCAGACTAAAGGCACAGCAGTTTCAGCGACTAACCCTCTCTACACAGCAACCTGCCTAGTCAACAACACAACTGATATCAACGGCGCAGTCGGCGATCTTGGAACTCAAAGCATTACTTTCACAGTTTCAGGTACAGTTGCAGTAGCAACAACCGGCACATTCTAAATAAATAACTAAGGGGCAAACAATGGCAAGACTAAAGGTAACAAGGGCAGACGGAAGCGTTAACGAGTACCAGATCACACCAGCGATCGAGTACGC